ATATACTTTCATAGTTTAAAATAGCGTATTCTTCTAATTCTAACCCCCTTTCCATATAAAAATTTGTAGGCTGGTATTCACTTTGGCATGTATGCAACTCTGCTAAATTTTCATAGATAACATCGATATATTGTGAAGATAGTTTGCCAGTTTTTGTTAATATTTTAGAAAAATTACTGGCGGTTAGCTTGCCTTTTCTAATCTCGTTCCATTCTTCACTTTTTTGCTCTATTTTATGTACTATCATTTTTATAACTACCTTGTTTTAATTCATATATAATTTAACATAATAATAATTTATTATCAACCATTATATTGTTAAATTGTTACCAAGATTCTAGCTTAGTATTGGTATCATTTAATTCTGTTAAATTGTTATTGTAACAATAAATTAAATCTGCATTCGGAACGTTTAATTCTGTTAAATTGTTATTGTAACAATAAATTCTTTCAGCATTAGGGGCGTTTAATTCTGTTAATTTTTTATGACGGCAATCAATTATTTTAGCATTAGGGGCGTTTAATTCTGTTAATTTATTATAAGAACAATAAATTCTTTTGGCATTAGGGGCGTTTAATTCTGTTAATTTGTTATTACAGCAATAAATTCTTTCAACATTAGGTGCGTTTAATTCTGTTAAATTGTTATAAGAACAATAAATTACTTTAGCATTAGGGGCGTTTAATTCTGTTAATTTGTTATGACGGCAATCAATTATCTCAGCCTTAGTAGCGTTTAATTCTGTTAATTTGTTATGACGGCAATCAATTATCTCAGCCTTAGTAGCGTTTAATTCTGTTAATTTGTTATTCCAGCAATAAATTTCTTTAGCGTTCGGGGCATTTAATTCTGTTAAATTGTTATAAGAACAATAAATTACTTTAGCATTAGGGGCATTTAATTCTGTTAAATTGTTATAAGAACAATCAATTCCTTTAGCGTTCGGGGCATTTAATTCTGTTAAATTGTTATTCCAACAAAAAATTCCTTTAGCATTAGGGGCGTTTAATTCTGTTAATTTGTTATTGTAGCAAGAAATTCTTTTAGCATTAGGAGCGTTTAATTCCGTTAAATTGTTATTTTGGCAATAAATCGCATCAGAATTAGGAGCGTTTAATTTTTTTATTTTTTTATTTAAAATAGAATCTAATCTTAATTCCCCCTCATCAAAAATAGTTAATGTGTCTTTTTCTATAATATAGTTATACTTGTTTAATTCTTTCATAAAATTTCACCTATTTGCTTTTCGCTTCTTTATCAAGTTTTTCTTTTAATATATTTTTTTCATATGATAATTCTATTCGATATTCTTGCGGAATATCGTTACTCCATAATTCCTTTAACTCTTCTATAGAATTAGATTTTTGCATTTTTTCTAGATATTCTCTTTTTTTATCTTCATTTACATGTTGTTTTTCTTTTTTTTTGTAATTTTCATGTTTATTTGTCGCATCACTGTCTTTTGCATCATCGATAGCAAAAAGGCCGTTTAATGCGTATTTTCTTGCATATGATGACGTTGAACCAGTTATTTGACTTGCGTCCATCTTTTTTTTTGATTCTTCCTCCCTTGCATATGCATGTACCTCTAAAAAAGTACCTGTATTTGATGAAATATCATATACACTAATTGTTGATTTAACATAATGCCTACCATGATAATATTCAATATCATCTGAAATTAAGATAAATAATCCATTTTCAAAAAGAAGTGGTTTGACATCTTCTAGGATATCCTCACATGATCTATATTTATATTCACCAAATGAATTATACCTCTTTTTTTTAGATTTTAACTCTGATTGAACCTTTTGTAGTTTTCTTAATAATTCTTTCATTATATTTACTCCCTTGTTTTTTAATGAATTTATAATATATGTAATAAATAAAAAAGTCAACCGTTTTTTATTTATATTAATACATTGTAATTCACAATTGTTTATTGTATAGTATTGTTAATAACTAAAACAGGAGTATAAAAAATGGAATTATTAACAATAAAAGAATTAGAGAAAAAAATAAAATACAAGAATACAACAATCTACAAATTCATAAAATTCGGTATGCCAGTTTTTAGAATGGGCGGAAAAAATCTTTTTGAATTAGATTCGGTAATGAATTGGCTAAGAGAATATTCTAAAAAACGGGGGTAAATATGGAGGGTTATATAAAACTTCATCGATCATTATTAGATCATCATTTAATGACAAATCAATCATATTTTTTAGTATTTATTCAGATTTTACTTAGATGTAATCATAAAGATAAGAGTATCATTATCAATAATCAAAAAACATTGATAAAAAGGGGGTCTTTTTATACTTCTCTTAGTAAATTATCAGAGCAAATTAATATTCATAGATCGACAATCACACGTGCAATAAAATTTTTACAAAATGATTCAATGATCGAAACGATAGCGATCGGAAAAGGAACGTTAATTTCGTGCGTAAATTATGATAAATATCAAGAATCAAGAAACGATAGCGAAACGATAGCGAAACGATGGCGAAACGATAGTGAAACGATAGCGCGCACAAACAATAATGATAAGAATGATAATAATATAAAGAAAAAAGATATTAATAAATTAATATCTAAAAAAGAAAGTGATAAAAATGAGCAATTTAATATTTTTGAAAGTATCGATAAAAAGAAAAAGTTTGTTAAGCCTGAAATTAATGATATTTTTAAAGAAATATCTAAATATGCATTTTCTAAGAGTCTAAATGTTAATGAGAGGGCTTTATTTTTGCAGTCAGAGCAATTTTTCAACTATTATGAATCTAACGGGTGGAAAGTTGCAGGAAAGCCAATGAAGAGCTGGGTAGCGGCCTCTAGGAATTGGCTATTAAGGTACAGTGAGAATAATTACAATAAAATCGTTAATAAAAAAAATAACGAACAATACGAAACAGAATCTGTGAATGAGATATATGAGTTTGTTAATGAATTACAGAAAAGAGGGTAAATATGAGTAAAGAATTGATCTCAGCATTAAATTCAATGTTTAGAGCGTATGAAAAAGATCCATTGAACAAAGATAAAGAAATGTTTAAATCTTATATAGATTTTTTGATTGATGAAGAAATACAAAATGTTGTAAAATCAATTAGATATTTAGTTAAAAATAATGATAGTCAATATATGCCAAGACCAAGTAATATCATTAAACATGCTAATAGATATAATTTAAGTGAAGATGACGAAAAAGAAATTAAATTTCAATCTTTTTTAGAACGATTCAAAAAGCAATACACTGGTTTTGTTGTAGATGACGACGTTGCCTTAGTTTTAAAAAAAATTGGGCGTGATTTACGTTTTGAAACTACAAAAGAGTTTAGTTTTACATTGAAAGAAGTTCGTAAAATATGGGAGTTTTATTTGTTTTATAATAAAGATAAAAATATACAATTACTAGAAAATAATAGTATAAAATTACTAGATTAAATGATTTTAACAAATATAAATATATTGAAAGTTGTACATATTTTAACTCAACTAGCTAACAAAATGGTTTCGGAATCCGAAGATATAGAACCAGAAATAGCAAATGTTATTAGTGAAAAAATATGGGAAATTATGTAAAAAACTTTGATGATGTAAGGAAATTCTTACCACAATTTCTATCAAAAGAATCCTAAGATGAGATTTTCATGGAGTTATGTAAATGAGTTTAAAATTCCATTGGAAACCATTTAGAACATATGCTCGATATGGTCAAAATTAAATTATATAAGAAAGGTATTTAAATGAGTTCAAAATGTTGCGATGCAAAAACGAAAAAAACAAAAAAAGGTAAGATGATTTGTATAGCTTGTCAGAAAGAGTGTGAGAGAAGATGACCAAAGATCAACTAATAGCTAAACAACAACTTCAAATCGAAGAATACAAAGAAATGCTTAAAAAAAATACTGAGATACAAGCTTTTACAAGTTCAAATAGTCCTGATACAGGATTTTATTCAGAATGTATGACATTAAGAGATTGGTTTGCTGGTATGGCTTTAAAAGGAATGCTTTCTAATCCAGCAACTGAGTTATTTAGTGACGGGAAAAGGGTTCATTCAGAAGAAGCTTACGCAATTGCTTCGTATAGAGTTTCCGATGCCATGCTTTCTGAGCGCGATAATACTAATAATTAACAATGTTTGTGATAACCCCGATCCCCCAAACCGGTCGAATTCGACCCCTTTGGAATTAAAGATAGCATGACAACGAATTGCTGTGGAGAGCCGCCAGTTTATGAAGATAAAAAAGCGATTGTGGCAGTTCCAGAACTTTTAGATGTGTACAAAAAAGCAAAAGATGCAATTGATGAACTAGATGATGCTATAAATGATATGGAGCCAGAAGATAAGATTTGTATTTATGAGTTAAAGGCCGCTATTAAATACCTTGAAAAACGTCATTACATAAATATAAAATCAATGCCTATCGATTGATAGTTATCTTCTGTGAAAAATGATACGTAATTATTCCTACCTTGTATTTTATTTGAAAATGATGTAGAGAAAAATATACCTAAATTATTTGTTATGTAATAAGTGGTTTTGTTTCTAAATGTGTTAATAAAATGATTGTATTTTAATAATGATTTTCTATTTGATGTAAAACCAGTATTTAGTGTAAATTCAGATTTAAA